GTGCTCCTCAACCACTTCGTCGGGTTCACCGTCGAGGCCGACCGCCTGGTCGTCCGCGCCGGTCTGGGTGTTGGGGCGGTGTCCTGATGAGCCTCGCGACCCTCAACCGGCCTCGGCTGGTCATCCCGGCGGCGGCCATCGCGGCTCGCCCGCTGGCATACACCAACCCGCGCACCATCAACATCATGGGCGACCGCTTCCTCAGCCAGCGACTCGGGCTGCTGGCCGGTGCGCAGGGTGGCTCCAGCCCGCTGAGCGGTATCCACGCCGTCGGCGACAACGTCATCACCACCACGGCCGACGGCCTGGACGTGAACGTGCTCTGGGCCGAGTTCCAGGCGGCCCTCGCCCTGCTCAACGCCCAGCGCCAGCCACTCATCGACCTGCTCACCTACACGGTGCCGCGGCCGGTGGAGAGCGTGCCCCAGGTGGGCAACAACAGCAAGTTCGAGAAGTCGTCAGAGTTCGGTGTGCCGCGGGCCATCCGTACGGACGTCGACTTCTTCCAGATGGGCTTCAGCTTCGACGACTACGACGTCGGCATCCGGTTCACCTGGAAGTACCTCCGCGACGCCAACGCCGAGCAGGTGCGCAGTGTCAACGCCTCCATCATGGAGGCCGACAACCGCAACATCTTCGAAGAGGTCATGCGGACGCTGTACCGCAACACCAACCGGACGGCGCAGATCCAGGGGGCCATCAACAATCAGGCCACCGTCTACTCGTTCTACAACGGCACGGACGGCGTGGTGCCGCCGAGCTACCGCACGAACACGTTCCTCAGCACCCACTCGCACTACCTGGTCAGCGGGGCCACCACGGTGGACTCCGGCGACCTGGACGACGTGATGACCCAGCTCGAGCACCACGGGTACAACGCGGCCAACGGGTACACCGAGGTGCTGTGTGTCAACCCCGTCGAGGGTGACGTCATCCGGCAGTTCCGCTCCATCGCCAACGGCGGTACGGCCAAGTACGACTTCATCCCGGCCATCGGCACGCCGACCTTCCTCCTGCCGGTCACGCTGCGCGTGAACGACCTGGGGGCGGGCCAGCCCGCCGACAGCTACCGGGGCATGACGGTCATCGGCCGGTACGGCAACCTGCTCATCATCCAGGACGACTACTTCCCGGCCGCCTACCTGACGGCGTTCGCCACCGGCGGCCAGGAGAACATCCAGAACCCCATCGGCATCCGCGAGCACGAGCAGGCCCAGTACCGAGGCCTCATGCTGCTCAAGGGCCGTGACCCCAACTACCCGCTCCAGGAGTCGTACTACGGGCGCTCCTTCGGCACGGGCATCCGGCACCGCGGGGCGGGCGTCATCATCCAGCTCAAGGCGAGCGGCTCGTACGCTCCGCCGACGCAGTACACCTGATGAGCGTGGGGGCGGGCCGCTGAATCCCCGTGACGCGCCCGCCCCCGCTTCCCTCGCAGGCAACCCGAAAAGGAGGCGGCATGAGCCGCGACATTCCGCAGGACCAGCCGCTCAGCGACGAGGACCGAGCCTACCTCGAGGTGCGCGGCCAGTACGGCATCATCAAGCGCATCGACGAGCTGAACGGTGGCGCGCCGGACGCCGACCCGGAGACCGAAACCGAGGAGAGTCTGGCCGCTCAGATCGGTGAGCTGGAGGCTCAGGCCAACGACCTGCGCGGACGGCAGACGGCTCTCCGCATCGCCAGGGAGCAGCACGAGGCCGGGGTCCGGGACAACACGGTGGTCGACGGCAAGGGCGGTACCGAGGACCGCTCGGACGACTACGAGGACGTCTCCTGGACGAAGGCGCGCCTGGCCCAGGAGATCGACAAGTACAACGCCGACCGGGACGCCGACGAGAAGATCAGCACCTCCGGCACCAAGGCCCAGCTCGTCGAGCGCCTGCGGGCGCTGGACGCCGAGGCCGAGGACGACGAAGACGACGAGGACGACGAGTAGCCATGGCCAGCATCGACCAGATCGCCGAGGTACGCGAGTACATCGCGGAGCCCGGCATTGACAACGGCTGGACCGATGTGCGCATCGGCCGGTACGTTGACCGGGAGGCCGACTCGTTCCTTGCGGCGTCGGCGATTTGGTTGGCCAAGGCTGCGACGTGGGCGGGGCTGGTGAACGTGAGCGAGTCCGGTAGCTCGCGCAGCCTCGGCTCGCTCATCGACAATGCCAACAAGATGGCCCAGCTATACAAGGCCAAGAGCGACGAAGGCAGCGTCGCGCCCTCCGGCGACGACATCATCCTGACCCGCCTCGTCCGGAAGTAGGTGCCTGGTGGTCCGGTACTTCGGCCCAGACAACGGAAGCGCGTACGTCATCCTGCCCAACGGCAAGCCTGCCGTCGGGCGGTTGGCTTCCGTGTGGGCTGACGAGGACGGCACCATCGTCGCCGACATCCTGGACGGGGATAGGGACACCCAGGGCGCGCCGGTCCTGGACGCGATGGTCGACGCCACCGGGCGGCTCAACTTCTGGTTCCCGGACGAGCAGCCGGTGGTCTGGGTAAGCGTCAACGAGGGCCCGCTTGTGCGGGTCACCGCCGACCTACAGGACCAGCTCGAGGACATCGTCCTTACCGGCGGCGGCGGGGACGTCACCACCGCCGACCTGAATGCGGCCATAGCGACGCACAGCGCCGACACCACGGCGGTGCACGGCATTGCCGACACCAGCGCCCTAGAAACGATTGTGGGCGCCCAGAGCAAGGCCAATGCCGCGCAGGCCACCGCCATCGGTACGGCGAGCGCAGACGCCACCACAAAGGCCGCAACGGCCCAGGCGACGGCCATCAGTACCGCAGCCACCGACGCTACCAACAAGGTCGCTGCGCACGTCGCGGCGGTGGACCCGCACGGGGACCGCGCGTATGCCGACGGCCAGCTTGCTACCAAGGCGGATGCCGCAGGCACGACGGCCGCCCTGGCGGGTAAGCAGCCGGTGGACTCGGACCTGACGGCCATCGCGGCGCTGGCCCCAGCAGACGACAGCATCATGCAGCGCAAGGCGAGCGCCTGGGTCGGCCGGACACCGGCCCAGGTGAAGACAGACCTGGTGCTGGTCAAGGGAGACGTCGGCCTGGGCAACGTGGACAACGTAGCCGATGCGGCCAAGACGTTCACCGAGGCCCAGATCACCGGGCTGATCGCGGACCTGGCCGCTAAGCAGCCCCTCGACGCCGACCTGACCACCATCGCCGGGCTCACCCCGACGACCGACAACTTCATCGTCGCGGTGGCCAGTGCCTGGGCCAGTCGTACGGTCGCGCAGGTGAAGACCACGCTGGCCCTCAACAACGTCAACAACACCAGCGACACGGCCAAGCCCATCAGCACCGCCACCCAGACGGCGCTCGACGCGAAGGCGGACCTGGTCGGCGGCCTCGTGCCCACCAGCCAGATACCGGCCATCGCCATCACCGAAGTGTTCACAGTGGTCAGTCAGGCGGCGATGCTGGCACTGACGGCTCAGCGCGGCGACGTGGCCGTGCGCACGGACGTGGCAAAGACCTTCATCCTCAGCACCGACTCCCCGAGCACGCTGGCCGACTGGAAAGAGATCCCCGCAATCGGGGCGGTGGTCTCGGTCAACGGTCAGCAAGGCGTCGTCGTACTGGCCAAGGCTGACGTCGGCTTGGGTAGTGTCAGCAACGCTCTTCAGTTGGTGGCGGCCAACAACCTGAGCGATCTGGCAAACGCAGGTACCGCACGGACCAACCTGGGCGTTCCCCCTAGCACCCGGGCCGTGTCTGCGGGGACGGGGCTGACGGGCGGCGGTGACCTGAGCGCGGACCGGTCGTTCGCGGTTACGTACGGGACGGGCGCAGGCACCGCCGCCCAGGGGAACGACACGCGCATCACGGGAGCCATTCCGGCGAGTACGGGCACCACGAAGGGTGACCTGCTGGCATTCACGGCCAGCGCAACCGTTGCGCGGCTCGCGGTGGGCGCCAACGGAGACCACCTGCGGGCCAACTCCGGCGCTACTCCAGGCGTCGAGTGGGCCAACAACCGCCAGACGCAAAGCTGGGCCTTCAGCGGCACCGCAGTGGTCACGACGGGCAAGGCCCGGTGGTACAACCGCACCGGGCGCACCCTCACCGTCGTGGGCTGCTGGGCCGCGGCCAACACGGCGCCCACCGGTGCGGCGCTCGTCTGCGACGTCAACAAGAACGGCACCACCATCTTCACCACCCAGGGCAACCGGCCCAGCGTGGCCATCAGCGGCAACGGTGGCACGATGGCGACGCCGGACGTCACCAGCGTTGCGGACGGTGACTACTTGACTGTGGACGTGGACGTCATCGGCAGCACCATCGCTGGAGCGGACATCACCGTCGGGGTGGTGTACTGGTAATGCCGGAGAGCATGGGTGTACTCACGCAGCCGTTCGCCGGGGCGGCTCCTTCGGCGGACCTGGTCTGGCCATCCGGCACCAACCGCATCAACATCACGGTAGCCACCCTGGGCGCAATGGGCACCGGGAACTTCACCATCGCCGGGCTCATGAAGCGCACTGCGGGCAACTGCGGCGTCCTCGGCATGCTGGTGGGCTCTACGCCCTACGCCATCCAGATCATCAACGACGCGGGCATCTGGTTTGGTGCCAACGACTTCTCGGCTGGCTTCGGTACGGTGGCCGCCGGTGACTGGCAGTGGATTGCCCTCAGCAAGGCCACCGGAACCAACGTGTACCGCTGGCACTACCTCGACTACACGACCAACCTGGGCGGGGCACCAACCCACGCGAACGGGACGGGCACGCACGCGAACCCAGGAACCGTCACGGCTATCCACATAGGCCAGGGTGACAACGTCGGTGCGATGGAGCTGGCTGTTGCCTGCGCCTGGAAGCGTGTGCTTTCCGACGCCGAAATCAACTCGATGTTCACGGCCAACCTGGCCGATACGAGGGCGCTTACGCCGGACGGGCTCTGGCCGCTCAACGTGGCCGCCGCCTCGGTTGTGGACACCTCGGGCAATGGGAACAACGCCAGCTCGGTGACAGGTACGATCACCGCGGGTAGTGCCCCGCCCGGATTCACTTTCTAGGGGGCGGAGATGGCTATCCCAGCAGGACCAGACACCACCAGCCAGGCCGTGGAGAACGGCGTCCAGCGCGACCTGACGGCCTGGTTCGTACAGGCGGACCAGGACCTTATCGTGCTGAACCGGCCCTCTAGAACCGCGAACGGCTCTGGGGGCTATGTGCTGGGTACCCCCGCCGCCCTCCCTTCGCAGGCGGGGCGCCTGATTCCGCTCCAGCCCGCAGGCACCGAGCGGCATACGCTTGATGGCAGGCTGGTGGAGCCCGGGTACCACCTGCTCATGGAGTGGAACGCCGACATGCAGCGCGGGGATACCTTTGTGCTTGGCGGGCGGCGGTACGAGGTGGTTTTCGTTGCAGAGAACCAGGTCTACGAGGTGAAGGGCGAGGTGATCTACAATGGCGACGCATAGCGGCTTCCGGTGGGATGCCTCGAAGTTCCAGAACCCAAAGATCATGGAGGACAAGCTCCGGCGGGCGCTGTACGGGGTGGTCAGGTACTGGGACGGTCCCATCGAGAAGCACATCAAGCTGAGCGCTCCCTGGACCGACCGCACCAGCAACGCGCGTTCCGGACTGGCCGCGCAGGCCGTGAAGGAAAGCGACAACGTCTTCAGTATCATCATGACGTACTCGGTGAGCTACGGCATCTATCTGGAGAGGGCCAACGATGGGAGATTTGCAACGATCATCCCGGCGCTGACCAGCCAGGCCCCGCGGGTGCTGAAGACGTGCACCAAGATCATGGACCGGCTGGGGAGCGTGTGATGTACAAGGCCATGTATGAGCTGCTCGCCGGTCACGCTCCGCTCACCGCCCTCATCCCGGTGGACCACTTCTACGAGGCGGGCAGCGCCACGGACCGGCCCCGAAAGCCGTTCCTCGTGCTGGGCTGGCTGCCTGACCTGCTCAAGGCCAGCGGGCGCTATGCCCGTGTCTGCGAGGTGCGGGTGCACGACGAGCGTGGGAGCTACGCTCGCATCCGCAGCGTCAACGCAGTGGTAACCGCGCTGATGGAAAGCGTTGCCCAGTACCAAGGTTCCGATGGTTGGCTCACGCAGTGCTCATACTCGGGCAACAGTGGTGAGCTGGTCGACCCGGACAGCAACACCAACCTGATGACCACCAGCTGGCAAGTAGTAGGGAGGACCAATGGCTAAGCAGACGCCGACCATGCGCGGTGCCGAGGACCCGACGGACGAGGAGATGGCGTCCGAGAAGACCGAGGCGCAGGCCAAGGACACGGTCACCGTGGAGTACGTGGGCGAGCCGCCGTACTACCGCGAGTTCATCACCAGCCACACCATCCAGAAGTCCTCCGCCGAGCCGGGTCACAAGACCGAGAAGCTCAGCTTCGCGGGTCAGGGCATCGAGGTGCAGAAGGACCTGGTGTGGCACAAGGACACCGACTGGGTCGTCGAGGTGCCCGCCGACCAGACCGACCTCATCGAGGGCCTGCGCAAGCAGCCGTTCCTGAAGGTGCGGGACTAGGCATGCAACAGGTGCTCGCGTTCCGGTGCGCCAACGGCATCACGTTCGGGCTCTTGCGCCACGACGGCAGCATTGAGTTCCGGTGCCGCTCGCGCCGGTGCGGGCACCAGCCAGGGGTCGTGGTGTTGCACCGGTTCGACCCGACAACAGGGCAGGAACTACCCGAGTCCCCATTCCGGTATCGGGACCCCGCCTACGATACAGCGAAGAAGGAGGACTAAGTGCCACTGAACGTCATTCCGCTGCCGTACGGCCTCCGGGACGTGAAGGTCGCGACCCTGGACGCCACGGGCACCAAGGGCACCCTCGTGGACCTGCCCAACAGCCAGACGTACGAGTTCGAGGAGACCACAAGCACCCAGGAGCTTCGTGGCGACGACTCGGTGGTGGCCAAGCGCACCACCGTCGACGGCGTCGCGTGGACGCTGGAGGCGGGTGGTATCAGCCTCGAGGCGTGCGTTGTGATGTTCGGGGGAACCATCACCGCCAGCGGCACCACCCCGGCTCAGAAGAAGGTGTACCGGCGGCTCTCCACCGACTCCTACCCGGACTTCTTCGTGGAGGGCCAGTCCCTCAGCGAGTCCGGCGGAGACTTCCACACGGTGGTGTACCGCAGCAAGGCCGAGAAGTTCAGCGGCAGCCACACCGACCAGGAGTTCTGGGTCACGCACGCCGAGGGTACCGGCATCGGCAGCCTCAACGCGACCACGCTCGGCGCGGTCTGGGACCACGTGCAGAACGAGACCGCCGCAGTCATCGTCTAACCATCAACCCATCCAGGACAAGGAGCACACAGGATGCCATCGTCCAAGAAGACTCAGGCCATCGTTCCCGGCGCGCCCGCCAAGGCGCCGTCCGCCCGCGCGGTCAAGCGCGCTACCGCCAAGTCGACCCCAGCGGGCCAGAACGACAAGCTGGTGCGCGGGGCCCCGCAGGACCCGTCCGCGTACGCAGCGTCGGCCTGGGGCGGGCGCAACGAGTTCGAGGTGACGGTGCCCTCGGGCCAGAAGTGCCTCTGCAAGGAGCTGAGCGTGGAGCGTCTCATCGAGATGGGGCTGCTCCAGGCCATCAACAGCCTGGAGGGTCTGGTCGCGAACCAGGTGCTGCCCGCGGCGCAGGGCCAGCGCACTATCCAGGTCGACATGGCCACGCTGGTGCAGAACGCCGACAAGCTCACGGCGGTGCTGGAGCTGGTGAACACCATCGTCTGCGAGGCGGTGGTGGCTCCGTTGGTACACGCGGTTCCTCCTCCCGGTGCGTCGCGCATCAAGGGCCTCGTGTACGTGGACAGCATCGACCTGACCGACCGCTTCGCGCTGTTCAGCGAGGTCACCGGCAACCTGGAGTCGCTGTCCAGCTTTCGTTAAGGACCCCGCCAGCTTGATGAGCGCGTGGTCCATGAGCAAGTCCGTCGGGTGCAGGCCGAGCCAGCTTTACGGTCTCGAGGGCATCCGGGCGTACTGCTTCGACAGCGCGGTCATCCGGTGGGGCAACGCACTTGAGGCCGACCTTCAGGCTGCCGGGGATGGCGAGAAGGACGGGAAGAAGGCTCAGCGGGCACGCGAGCGGGTGCTGGGCCGGTACGTTCCGTCTACACGCAGATACCGGGACCCAGCGAAGGGGTAAGCCGTGAGTTACGACCTCGGCACGGCGCACGGCAAAATCACGCTGGAGTACGACGGCGGGACGGCCGCGCACCGTGCCAAGGACGACATCGACGATGTCGGGGACAAGAGCAAGAAGTCCGACAAGGAAGTCAAGAAGTTCGGGGCCAGCCTTGGCAAGATGTTCAAGGTCATGGGCAACATCGGTGGCCAGATCGGCAAGTGGGCCGGGCTCGCCAGCGTCCTGAGCCTCAGTGCTGCGAGTGCGGGCAACCTGGTGGTGCAGCTGCTCGGGGTCATACCGGCTCTAACCAGCATTCTGAGCCTATCCGCGGGCCTCCCCGCCCTCCTCGCAGGCGCCGTCGGTGTGGTGGGCGTCCTCAAGGCCGCGTTCCTGGGGCTGGGCGACGCCATCAGTGCAGCCTTCGGGGATGACCCGGCTAAGTTCGACGAAGCCCTGAAGAAGCTTGCGCCTGAGGCCCAGAAGGTGGCCCGCGCGTTCCAGCAGGCCGTCCCGCAGATCAAGGCCGTTCAGCAGGCCGTCCAGAATATCACCTTCAAGAACCTGGCGCCTCAGGTCACCACGCTGCTCGCCAGCCTCCTGCGCCTGCGCCCAGTGGCGGAGGGTATCGCTACCAACTTCAACCGCATCTTCAGCCAGGTACTGGACTTCGGGGCCAGCGAGGGCGTCTTCCGGTTCCTGCAAGGGAGCCTGGAGCAGGCCAGCAACGCACTCTCCGGATTGAACACGGCTCTCGGGCCCATCCTCAATGGGCTACTGGCCGTCGCGCAGGTGGGGCTCAACGCCTTCCCCAACCTGGCCGTCACCATCGGCAACATCGGTACGCAGTTCGGCAACTGGCTGAGCCAGATTGCCAACAGCGGCCAGCTGCAGAGCTGGATTGACACGGCCATCAGTACGCTGAGGACGCTCGGCGACATTGCTGGCAACGTCTTCGGGGTGTTGCAGACGGTGCTCGGTGCCGCGGCAAGCACCGGTGGCGGGCTGCTCAACACCATCGCTGACCTGACCGGACACCTGGACGCCTTCCTGTCCTCCGCCGAGGGCGCGCAGGCCATTCAGAGCCTGTTCAGCGGGCTGGCCCAGGTGGGCAGTCAGCTGGGGCCCATCCTGACCGGCGTTATCGCAGTGGCGGCTCAGCTCGGACCGGTCGTCGGGGCCATCGCTCAGAGCGCCGGACCGGCGCTGCTGGCCATCGTGCAGGCCCTTGGCCCAGCCATCGCGAGCATCGTGCCCGGCCTCACGGCCATCGCCAACACTCTGGGGCCTGCCTTCGCCGCCCTGGCGCCCGCACTGGGGCCGCTGGGTGCTGCGCTGGGCCAGGCGCTCACCGCCCTCACGCCCATCCTGCCCATCGTCGGCGCACTGGCCGCTCTGGTGGGCACGGTGCTCACCGGCGCTCTGCGGGTGCTCACGCCGCTCGTGGCCCCGGTGCTGGCCGCCCTCAGTGGCCTCATCCCTATCATCAATCAGCTGGCGCCCATCATCGGTCAGCTGGTGGAGGCGTTCGCACCGCTAGCGGCCACGCTCGGCGGGACACTGGCCACCGCTATATCTGGAATCCTGACCTCGGTGCTGCCGTTGGTGGCCACGCTGCTTACCGGACTGCTCCCGGCGTTCCAGGCAGTGCTCGGGATGGTCACCCCGCTCATTGCCGCCCTTGGGCCGCTGCTGGGTGTGCTGGCTGAGCTGCTGGGTGCAGTGCTGACACCGCTCATCCCGGTCATCATCCAGCTGGCTAAGATCCTGACCCCGCTGACCGTCATCATGGCGGCTCTGCTGGCACCAGTGGTGGCGCTACTGACGCCCATCCTGGACCTGATCGGCATGAAGGTCCTGGTGCCGATTATCACATTGCTGGCCAAGGGATTGGGCCTGCTCCTCAGCCCGCTCGTTAAGGGCGCAGAGGCGCTGACCAACTTCAGCTCCGGCCTCAAGGGCATCAGCTGGGGCGCCATCGCCAAGGCCATCGGCGGAGCCTTTAGCGCAGCCTGGAAGGCCGTCAGCGGCTTCTTCAGCGACCTGGGCGGAGCGTTCGCCAACATCGGCCGCACCATCGGCGGGGCCTTCGCCAACGCCGGTAGCTGGGTACTGGACGGGCTGACCAACCTGGTCACCACCATCGGGGACTTCTTCACCAAGCTCCCCGGCCAAATCCTGAGCTTCCTGCAAGCCCTGCCCGGCCAGCTGACGGCCTTCTTCATCGACAGCATGCACCAGATTGCCTTCGCCATCGGCGCAGGGCTGGGGCTGGCCCTGAGCTTCCTCATCAACTTCCCGGGCCAGGCGCTAGCCGCTATCCTCAGCTTCAAGGATAAGAGCATCGCCTTCTTCCAGGACTTGTTCACTTGGATCAGTGACTTCGTTTCACGCAAGATTGACGAGAACATTGCGTTCTGGTCGGCCTTCCCGGGGCGGGCGCTGGCAGCCATCAGCAGCTTCGCCTCCAGCAGCATCACCTTCTTCACCAACCTGCTCAACACCATCCGGGACTTCATCAGTCGTAAGATCGATGAGAACGTCGCATTCTGGTCCGCGTTGCCTGGCCGCGTCATCAATGCGCTGGGGAGCTTCCTCAGCTTGCTGCGGAACTTCTTCACGAACCTGTTCAACAATGTTCGGAATTGGGTCAGCGGCGGCATCAATGACGTGCTCAACTTCTTCCGGGAACTGCCAACGCGAGCGAAGGCATTGCTGGGCAGTTTCGAGGACGCCGGAAGGGACCTTATCCAGGGTCTCATCAACGGCGCCAAGAGCATTGCCCAGAAGGCCATCAACTTCGTCAAGGGCCTGGCCGAAGACATGCTCCACGGGTTCCTGAGCACCTTCAAGATTGGCAGCCCGTCCAAGATCATGTTCGAGGCTGGCCAGGACGTCGACCAGGGCCTCATCAACGGCCTGGAGAACCTGGCGCGCAAGGTGAACGACGCCATGGTCGGCGTGACGAGCGCAGCCATGGAGCCGGTCACCACCAACCTGACCACGGACCCGCGGGCCTTGGTTCCGCCCCCACCCGGCCCTTCCCTCGCAGGCGCCGTGCAGCCGGGGACCACCGCCGAGAGCATCATCATTCAGCAGCTGGTCGTTAACATGCAGGGCATCTGGGACATGAACGACCCGCAGGCGGCTCGCCGCATTGCGGCCCAGATCTTCAAGGCGCTCGAGGAACTGAAGGGACAGTACCGCTGATGGCATGGGGAACCTTGCAACTGAGTGGCCTCCTGCTGAAGGAGCTGGACATCCTCACGGACGCCACCAATGCGAACACTGGGGCACGCGCAGTGCACCTCGAGGGCCGGGAAACCGTTCCGGGCGCCACACTGGCACAGGTGGAGGCCAAGCAGGAGGACATCGTCGGCATCTTCGGCCGCCTAGTGGCTGCGCAGTTCCAGTACAAGACTTTTTACAATGGCTACTACGTGGTCAGCGACGCCAATGCCGAGTATGAGAAGTGGGCGCAGGGGCCAGCCCAGGTGCGGTGGACGCTGGCCCTGGACTACATCGGCCCGGACAATCAGGTAGACATCGAGAGCCGTCTGGCCAATGTGGTGCGTGCCAACGACTTCGCGCTGACCGGGGAACGCTGGCATGCACCCGCAGGCAGCCACTACAGCTACCAGGTGGGTTCGAGCGTACCGAGCAACCTGACGCGTACCGGTGCGGACGGCGGCATCGTGGTGTACCGCACGCTACCGGCGGCCACGAACCCCCGGTGGGGCGCCACCCCCGCGGGGTACATTCTGGGCCGTAGCAGGGTGCTACAGGGCGGCATTGAGCGGTCTGGCAACACCGTCACCCTGACCCCCACCGGCTGGGAGGTGAACAACTCGCTGGTGCGTATCGCGCCCGACGTGAGCGGTGCGGCCACCTTCGGCATCTCGGCCTGGACCGGTGGTGCTTGGCAGAACAAGAACTGGGATGTGCGCTTCGGCGGGACCACTGTGCTACCGGCGCACTTCAAGGCCGTCACGGTGCTGCGCAACGACCCCGAGATGGTGGTCCTGCGCATCGTGGTGCAGTTGCCTGCCAATACCAGTCGACGGCTCATCGACGTGAGCCTGCGCCGCGGGAGCCGATTCATGGAGGGCTACGCGCAGGACGTAGCCAGCACCACCATCGTAGCGACACCCGACGTGCTGGAGGCGGCCACCGACAACCACCTCGCGGGGTGGATGCGAGCCACCGCCAACGATGCCGCCGGTAACCGCTTCGTCGTGGGGAGTGCGCGCAACTTCACCGCCGAGACCAATGGTGGCATCACCAAAGCCGCAGCTACCACGCTAGACTTCTTCATCGGGGTGGAGGCCGGTGGTTCCGGGGCTGCGAGCGGGGACCAGGGGTTGGACCTTCGAAACCAGTACATCGGCGCAATGGCGGAGAAGGTCGGGGTGTCCAAGAGGTGAGCGTTACCGAGATCAAGCAGGCATTGGGTGGGTGGCAACTGCGGTTGCGGCCCGACACGCCTCGCGAGCTACTGGCCGCCCTCAGCTTCTACGGGCACATCGCTGTGGTGCCCGGCCAGCTGGACCCGGTGCAGTACGGAGACAGCCTGCTTACCACCGCCCGCTACGTCGGGGTGTACCGGGGCAAGGACAGCCAGGACTCGTTCACCCTTAAGGGTTCCGGCATGGCCTTTTGGTTGGGAGATGAGGACGATAAGGGCGACGTACTGGAGACGGCCGTCGTACTCACCGGTGCTACCTTCGCGGCCAGCATCACCGCCCTCCTGCCCGCGGGTGGAGCGGTCACAGCCGGGACCATCAACGCTATCGCGGGGCTCTACACCGGAAAGCACCAGTGGGAGACGCCGCGCCAGGCCATCACCTACGTGACCGACACGTACAACGGCGAGTGGCGCGTGAACGGCAACGCCACCCTCGACGCGGGCACGGTGGCCCAGCTGTACAATACGAACCCGGTGGCCATCCTCACACCCAGGGGCAAGGGCGCCGATCTGCTTCGCAAGGCGCTGGCGGGCAAGCTGGCCATGGGGGTGGACGTCGAGGACACCACCACGCGCGTGGTGCTGCTGGCTGAGGGCTCGGGCGACGCCATCGCCACCGGTACCGCCGATGCGGTTGGCGTGCCGTACAAGGACCTGCACGGGAACACGCTGCGAGCGGTGCGGGTGGTGAGCGAGAGCGGCACTGAGAGCGGCAACGCCACTGCACGCGCTCAGCTTCAGCTGAACCGCTTCCTCAACCCGCGGCGCAGTGCCCAGCTGACCAGCAGCGAATACGACATCAAGGGCACCTTCGTGGTCGGTGACTACATCGAGGTGTACGACCCAGCCAACGGTTTCTACGACGTGAACCGGGAGGTGTACTGGGAGGGCGACCGCATCAACCCGATGGCCCTGCGGTGCGTCGAGATGACCTGGCCCATTCCGGACGGCTGGACAGTTGGCTTTCGGGACATCAACGGCGTGTGGTTCGACCTGAGTCGTTGGTACCTCCCCGAAGGCGGCGACACCACCATCGTGGTCGGGGAACTGGCCCGCGGCCTCAGCAGCGTCGGTGGAGAGCCGGTGGGCATCCGGCCGAACCTCCCCGAGGCCGGGGCCGACTTCACCATCCCGGGCGCGCCCGTCTTCGGAACCTTCAGCTCGGGCAACTACCAGGGCGACGACGGAGAGTGGACCAAGTCCGCCATCCTGGTCACCTGGACGCAGCCTCTGAACACCGACCTGAGCACCATCACCGACGGCGGGCACTACGAGATCCGGTACCGGGTCAACGCCTTCATCGGATACGGCGTGCGCTGGGGCCAGCTGACCCCGTACCGCTGGGCCGACCTGACCGTCAACCGCTGGGGCGCGCCCATCACAGACCCGGTGGCCACTGGCGAGTGGCACACACTGTTCGTGCCCTGGGGTCAGCTGCAGATGCTGGTACAGGAGCTGACGCCTAGCGTCGAGTACGAGTTTCAGATTCGGGCTGTGGACGCCGCGGACCCGCCGCACCAGGGCGCGTGGAGCGCCAGCACGTTCTTCGTGGCAGACCGAGACTTGTTCGCGCCAAGCATTCCCGCCGCGCCCACGGTGGCCAGTAACCCCGTGAGCATCCAGGTCATCCACACGCTCGGCAAGGCCAGCGCAGGCGCGTACACGCTCGAGCCCGACCTGGCCTACCTCAGCGTGCACGTCGGCAACCTGAGTAGCTTCCTGCCGACAGTGGCCAACTCGGTGGGCAGGCTGCTGGCCAACGCCAGCATGATTGCCGCCCAGATACCGGCGGTCGGCACCTTCGTCATCCCGGACACTGCCAACGTGTGGGTCAAGGTGGTAGCGGTGGACCGCGCGGGCAACGAGAGCCCGCCCAGCGCAGGCGTGCAGAGCAGCGTCACGCTCATCGACAACGCGCACATCAGCGACCTTAGCGTCAGCAAGGTGACCGCTGGGACCATCACCGCCGCCTGGATCCTGGCGGGCAGCATCAAGACGGCCAACACCGGGGCGCGGGTAGAGGTGGACAGCGCAGGTATTCGGGCGTACAAGAGCACCGGAGCCCAGACGCTGAACGTGGACAGCACCACCGGTTTCGTCGACATCACCGGTCGCTTCACCGCTCAGACCGACGCTGGCGCTATCATCCGGATGGACCCGGTGGCCGGTGGGGACGACCCGTTCATGTTCCTGCAAGCCAGCAATGCCAACGTGAACCGCGGGCACCTCGCCCAGTTCGGCACCGGGGTAACGGACACCACCGAGCTATCCTCGAAGAACCTGAGCCACGATTCGGTGGATGGCGGGCGCATCTGGCTGACCCAGAACGGCGCGAGCATGGTGGTTGCGCCCGAGGGCAGCACCATCCAGCCCGGTGTCAGCGTGGCTGGAACGGACGTCGTCATCCGGGGTACCGGCCAGGTGCAAATCACTGCGGATGCGGGGAGTGGGGCGGCGGTCGCCAAGTATCTCGCCTTCAGCAGTGGGACTATCATCAGCCACACGCCCAGCGGTGGTGTCGAGACGTTCGTGGGAGTGGGCTACCCGAGCACGGACCGGTTCAGCGGGCGCGGCAAGATGAGCAATGGTTTTGGCGCGGCCGACGGCATGTTCTACAGCAACGGCATCATCATCGGGGCTGGCTTCGGCGCCATCACAGTGACCTACGGCCCGACCATGACCAGCGCCATCTTCCCGATGTACGCCATCTCCGGTGCTACCCCTAACTTCAGCCACTGCATCACCACGTCCACGCTCACCAACTTCGCGGTAGCATGGAGTGACGTCTTGGGCCACAACATTTGGATTTGGGTGGTGCGTTCATGATTATCGAGCTGGTAGACGCGCAGGAGTACGGCCCCGACCACATCATGTCCACGCTGGACGTGACCGACGACGCGGGCAACACGGTGCGTATGGCGCACTTCATGCCTAAAGACGCCGCGGAGTGGCGGGTGGCCGAGTACGGGCTGGACCCCGACGACCACGACACGCTCATCGACGTGCTCCTGCACGAGGGGCACGCACAAGCCGATCTGGCGCCCGAGGACACGCTGCACCACGCGCCCACCGTTGAGCACGCTCGCGAGGCCCTGCTCGGCGCTGTGCGGGCGCGCAAGGCCGCAAGCGACGCCGGTCGGAAGGTGGCTCGCGGCAAGCCCGACCCCGAGGCCGCGGTCCGCCAGCGCATGAAGGGGCTCTTCGTCATGCACCCCGACGTGGTGGCGGCCAAGCGTGAGAACGTGGAGGGTCAGCGGGCCACCGTGAAGGCCATGCGAGAGCGCGGCACCCCGCCCCCTTCCCTCGCAGCCCAGCGGCTCGCCGCTTTCACCCAGCCACCAAGGAGCGCACATGTCGACGACGACCACTAGGACCGCACTCACCAAGCCGGACGGGAACCCGGTAACCGGTGACTTCGTCGACATCACC